AGACACCTGTAAAACTTGCTAAAACCAAAGCTAGAACAAAAACAACTAAAACTAAAAAAACCGATAGTCGAAAGTCTAGCACTAAAAAAACAACCTCTAAAAGTTAATTTTTAGCTCCTTACCAAAAAGCCCCCTGTTTTCACAGGGGGTTTTGTTTAGGGCTCTACTATTTAAATAATAGAGGGACTATTAATGCCAACCAACATTCAACCTAAATCAACCGTAAACGCGGTTATATTGACATCTACAGGCTCTACCGACGATGTTGCAGCCGCAGTACCTTTTGGAATGTACACGGGCTCTGTGGACTTTGTATCGGGGGCTGCAGCACAGGTTGCATACGTATATAAAAAGCTTGGTGGCGATGTAGTAGATATTGAACTTACACCATCAAACGTGTATGCTGCATATGAAGAGGCTGTATTAGAATACTCTTACATTATCAACTTACATCAGACCAAAAACGCTCTTGGTGATTCTATTGGTAATGTTACCGGTACATTTAATCATAAAGGCGAACTTATCGGCACAGTAAGACCAACAGGTTCAAACTTGAGAGTTCCTAGATTTCAAGCAACTTATGCACAAAGAGTTGGAGATGGATTATCGACACAAGCAGGTATTGGTGGTACACATAGAATCTACTCAGGATCATTTAGACCCAATTCTGGTCAACAAGATTATGATCTTCAATATATAATTAACGATGCTAGCACTTCTGGTAGTTCAGAATTTAATGGCTCTATCGATGGAAAAAGAATCTTTATAACCAAAGTATACTACAAAACACCAAGAGCAATGTGGAGATTCTATGGATACTATGGTGGGATTAACGTTGTTGGTAATTACTCAACCTATGGTCAGTTTGCTGATGATTCAACATTCGAGCTTGTTCCAACGTGGCAAAACAAAATGCAAGCGATTATGTATGAAGATTCTATCTTTACACGTACTTCGCACTTTTCTTACGAGATCAAAAACAATAGACTTAGATTATTTCCAGCGCCTCAATCATTTGGTGGTGGATTAGAAAGACTGTGGTTTAATTTCTATGTTAAACAAGATTCCACTGACGACACGGCCGGTTATGACGATGGAACGCTGGGTGTCAACAACATGAACACACTTCCATACGAGAACATACCATTTATTAATATTAACTCTATGGGTAAACAATGGATTCGTAAGTATGCATTAGCGCTTTGTAAAGAGATGCTGGGTCAGATCCGTGGTAAGTTCACAACAATACCAATTCCCGGTGATAATGTTACGCTAAATCATTCAGAGTTATTGTCTCAGGCGAAAGATGAACAACAAGCGCTGAAAGACAAGTTAACTGAAATGCTTAAGGAAGTTGAATATCAAGAACTTCTTAAGACTTCTAATGAGAAAGCTGATGCAACTGCAAAAACATTTGCATTCTCACCGCTTGGAATATTTGTAGGATAATTGAATGGCAGATGAATGGGACAGACCTGAACAGCCGCCACCCCCGCTGTTCTTAGGCAAGAAAGAAAGAGATCTTGTAAAGCAAGTCAATGACGAACTTATTGAAAACGTCATTGGTCAGGCTATTCTGTATTATTCCATCGATCTAGAAAGAACAGACTTCCATGACTTATATGGCGAGGCTGTAGAAAAAACTTTCTTGTCACCAGTCAGAGTTTATGTTATGATAGAGTTTGACCAAGAATCTACGTCATATATGGAAGGTTTCGGTATCGATAAAGATTCTGCGATTACAGTTAAGTTTCATAAGAGAAGACTTAATGAAGATCAAAATCTGTTTGTAAGAGAAGGCGACTTTATTTTATACGGTGATAAATACTATGAGCTTACAAAGCTCTCCAGCCCTCGCAAGCTGTTTGGTCAAGTAGATCAGACCTTCGAGATTATTGCGACTGCTAAGCGCGCAAGAAAGGGACTTTTTGATGCTACCTGATAACTTCGATTTTGCAATGCTGCCAGAGTTACCAAACAGTGGCTCGATATCATTACGTGAGATTGGCATGCTTGAGTCAACGATTGAAGATATTGATTACGCTATTACATCGTGGCTTAAAAACGATTTGAATCTTTATTCCAACACCAACGAGGGTCGTAAACAGGTCCCAGTGCTTTGGCAAACACCGGAGAGAGCATTCCAGATCAAAAATGAGAAAGAATTAAGAGATGATAACGGCACTCTCACGCTTCCCTTGATTAGCATTGAGCGCACAGGGATAACTAAAGATCCAAATAGAAAAGGCTCATATCAAGCGCATATCTACTCAGATAGGCATAATGGTCGTGCCGGCCGACTTACTTTGGCTCGTCGCATAGTTCAGGATAAAACAAGAAACTTTGCGGTGGCTTCAGGAACAAGAACCAATACCGGCACCAGCAGACAACCAAATTTCCCAAGAATCAACAAAAAAATCGTTATTCAAACATTATCGATCCCGATTCCAGTTTATATTGAAGCTGAATACGCAATTAAAATTACGTCCGAATATCAACAACAGATGAATGAGCTTATATCGCCATTCATTACCAGAACTGGTCAAATTAACGCTTTTACTTTAAGACGAAATGGACATGTTTATGAAGCTTTTATTGATTCATCGTTTGCAAGTTCCAACAATGTCAATAACTTAGCTGAAGATGCCCGCAATTATACCTCTGATGTTAAAATCAAAGTTCTTGGATATCTAATCGGTGAAGGCACAAATGATGATCGCAAAATTGTACGCATCGATGAAAATGTAGTCGAGGTAACATTTCCTAGAGAAAGTGTGCCACTTCCGGGTGATCCTGACTTTTTTGGGGATTAGTTCCTGAAACCAATCAATTTCTTGTTCTATCTGAAGACTTTTGAAAATGCAATAACTATTTACTGTTGATTAGCTTATAATTAATATTATAACGAAAGAGAGGAATTTGCTAAATGTCAGTAAAAAACTTTAAGTTTGTATCGCCCGGTGTCTTTATCAACGAGATTGATAACAGTTTTCGCCCAAGAGTCTTAGAACAAATTGGACCAATTGTTATTGGTCGCAGTCAGCAAGGTCTTGCAATGACCCCCACCAGAGTCGAATCGTATCGCGACTATGTTAACCAATTCGGAGATACCGTTCCCGGTAGTGCTGAATCCGATGTTTATAGAACAGGCGTTAGCCGTTCGCCAATGTATGGTACATACGCTGCCAAAGCTCACTTAGAAGCTAATGATACACCCCTTACTTATGTTCGTCTTTTGGGACAAGAGTCGATTAACGCCACTACCGGCGGCAAAGCTGGCTGGCAAACTACAACCGGACCAGCAGCAACTGGTGATGGCGGTGGTGCATATGGACTTTTCGTTGCTACCTCTGCTTCTCTTGAAGCCGGCTTAACTGCACCCAGCGGCGGCGATGCAGATCATCAAGCTTCCAGCACGGGCTCTTTTGCCTTGGGTGCTATTTTCTACGCTGACTCCGGTGCTGTTCTGCTCTCTGGTTCAACTTTTGGTCAAAACCCCGGAGCTACCACAGCCGCCACAGCACAAATTGATTTTACTAACGCGCCCGCTGAAGGTAATGCAATAACTTTGATTTCAACTGATGGAACAACTGCAACAATTACATGTGTTGCCGGCTCAACAGAGACTGCTACACAATTCGGTCGGGCCGGTTCACAAAATGGCGCAGATCACTTAAAAGCTTCAATCGAAGCTGCGTTTCCCGGTAAGATCACTGTATCTGCGGTTTCTGAACCCACTGGAGGAACTTTTAGAATTACATTAACTCAAGCCACTGGTGGCTCCGCAGGTAACACGGCGATAACTTCTAACTTGGCAAATGTCGATATTAATGACGGCTCCTCCGGCGCTGACGGTGCATTTACTGGCGGTTTAACAGGTCCAGCAACCGCATTTGAAAATGGTCTCACCGGAGCAATTAATACATTCATTAACTCTCAGGCTGATGGTACTTTCTCTGTTGCGATTGATAGCGCCAAGGGAACTGTGACTGACGGTGTTCGCACATTTAATCGCAAAGTATTAGAATTTAACTTTAACGATAGCAGCAACAAGTTTATTCGCAAGCAACTTAACACTGACCCAACATTGATTTCGTCGAATACATCACAGTATTATTCTACCGATGGTAGTGGAGAGGAAACATACTGGTTGGGTGAATCTTATGAACAGTTCCTTACAGATCAATTAACTAGTGTTTCAACAAGACTGGTTGGTATTATGCTGCCTCTCGGTTCTGGCTCTGCTACAGCGCCCACTAAAGGACCGTCCCTTAAGAGAGTTGCCTCTTCAGAAGCTTGTGCTGGTTGGTTTATTGCACAAGATGTTGGCGATGCTGGCTCCTTTGATATTAACAGCGCCACTAAGTTATTCCGTCTTAAAGGACGCGGACATGGTGAGTGGTTACACAAGAATGTTAAGGTAACAATTGAAAGAATTAGACAATCTACTTCGCTCACTGACGAGTACGGTACTTTCTCTGTTGTCTTGCGCGCACTGAACGATACCGATCAGGCACCTCAAGTTGTTGAAAGATTCGATAACCTTAATTTGAACCCCGCATCTCCAAATTACATTGGTAAAATGATCGGAGACAGATATGTTGAGTGGGATGAGCAAAACCGTAGACTTCGTGAATATGGCGATTATCCAAATCAGTCGAAATACGTTTACTGCGAGGTTAATGACTCAATTTCTAACCCTGCACTTATTCCATTTGGTTTCTTTGGTCCTCCAATGTATGGTCCAGACGATTTTGGAACAGATAATGTAACTACTGGAACTGATCGCAACATTGGTACCACCGATGCCAACGTTGGTATGATTGCCATTGGTAAGGGTACCAGTAACTATGGAGCACCACTTACACACTTCTCAGGTGGTTTCCAACAAGCAACTCGTACTGATACCACTGGTCCCGGTAGAATTCTATTCACTCCAGTGTATCCACAAATTGCTCTTGTTAGCAAAGATACAGATGCTGGAACATCATTAAGAACAGATACCAACTTCGGTATCCGCACTTCAAGAGCAGCCGGCTCTAACCGACCTGCATCCGGTCTTGGAGATGTTCTTAACATGTTAACTGCCGACGCAGCCAACACAGATGCTTCCACATTGGCTCAAGCATCCACTGCCTTAAGACCATACTCTTACATCTTCACATTAGATGATATTGTTTCCGGTTCAACTGATTTTACTTACACATCAGGTTCCCGTGCCAACGTGACAAGCTGGACAGCACAAGCAGGAAATGATTACACATCATTACTTGACCTTGGTTATGATAGCTTCACTGCTCCATTCTTTGGTGGCTTCGATGGACTTGATATTACTAAGCCAGATCCACTTGCAAACCACTTAATTGGTGTTGGTGCTACCGCGCAAAGCTCGTACATATTCCACACTTATCGTCAGGCTCTTGAGACAATTTCAGATCCAGAATTATTAGATTATGATTTGCTTGCTGTTCCGGGCTTAACTAACGAAAGCTTAACAAATTACATGGTTGATATCTGCGAAGAACGTAGAGATGCATTTGCTATTATCGATCTTCCAAACGTGTACACTCCAACTCACGAGGGCTACCTTGCAAAGAATGCACGCGCAAACAAGAATGTTACTTCAACATCCAACGCGCTTAGAAACAGAAGATTTGATTCTTCTTATGCTGCAACCTTCTATCCTTGGATTCAAACTAGAGACGCTAACACTGGTCAAGCTCTTTGGGCTCCGCCTTCAGTGGCAATGATGGGTGTTTTAGCATCGTCCGCTAAGCAGTCGGAACTTTGGTTTGCTCCTGCCGGATTCAATCGCGGTGGATTGTCAGATGGTGCGGCCGGTATCCCAGTCCTTGGTGTATCACAAAGACTCTCAGCCAAAGAAAGAGATACACTTTATGACGCACGTATTAACCCAATTGCTTCTTTCCCATCAACAGGTATTGTTGT